TGCAACTATCATTTCGTTTTTCTACGGCTCAAGCAAATCAAGCAAAGACAAGACAGAAGCAATGATGAAGGTTGATGATGTTAAGCCTATTTAATCCGTGGATTATTCTTGGCATCGTTATGGCGGTGTTGTCTGCCTTTGGGGGTGGATACTACAAAGGCGAAAACGATGAGTATGAAAGGCAAGAACTTGAGATTGCTGCCCTGAATGCCAAGGCAAGGGAAACTGAGCAAGCGATGGCAAAAGTCGCACAGACTTATGGTGAAACATTACGAAAGGCAAACCATGTTGCAAAGATTAAAGAGACTCGTTTGCGTGCTGATATTTCCACTGGTGCTTTCAGCTTGCGGATTCCTGTCAAAACGCCCCAGTGCGTCTTTCCAATGCCCGAAACCGCCACCCCTGCCAGCGGAAGTGATGCAGGAACAACATCAGCCGAACTTGACCGAACGACTGCTGATGCTCTTGTCGCCATCGCCGCAGAAGGAGATGCCGCCATTAGAAAACTCAACACCTGTATCCAAGCCTACGAACAAATGAAAGGTATGCAATGAACCTATCGCCAAACTTTACTCTTGAAGAACTGACCCACACCGATCACAGAAATTTGGACAACACACCCAATGATGCTGAGCTAGAAAACTTGGTGCGCTTGGCTGAGTTTTTAGAACAAGTCAAAGAGGTACTTGGTGGTAAACCAATCATCGTGAATAGCGCATTTAGGTCAAAAGCCGTAAATGATGCAGTAGGCAGTTCAGATAAATCACAACATAGGCGTGGGTGTGCAGCCGATATTCGGGTGGTGGGCATGAAGCCCGATGAAGTAGTCAGGGCAATTATTGAAGCTGATTTACCTTACGATCAAGTTATCAGAGAGTTTGACCGCTGGACTCATGTCAGCATACCTAATTCTGATGATGTCAAACCAAGAGCAATGGCCTTGATTATTGATAAATCAGGAACTAGAGGGTTTGCTTAATCGGCAAGGAAATGCAACAGCAAGATGATGCAGCCGATGCCAATGATTGCGCCTATAAATAAAATAGCAATGGTGATGATTACTTCTTCCATCGGTCGCATATCTCCTGTACTGTTTTGGTTTTTTTAGATTTTTTGCATAACTCGCTGATTGACTTTTCTTTTGACTTGCGCTGCATTTGGTAAATGTTGAGGGGCGCTGGTGGTAGCAAGTTATAACCGCCAACACCCATCATTGACAAGCACAAAATAATGCGGCTGATCAAGTATTTTTCTCCTTAAGTTTGGCTTCGATAGCGTTATAAAAACTAAGCTGTGTTGTTGTAGATTCCCTGCAACAAGCCGCTATCTCTTCAACCGTCAGCCCTACCCATGTGCGCTGTGCCAAGGCTTTGGCGGCTACCAGTTTGGCAAAGGCTTCAATAATTGGAATATTGAACGCCGCAATTTCTTCCGCCATTCCAGCCTGTACAGCCATTTCAATGATTTCATCTTGCCTCATATCAACTCCCGCTGTATAGGCACAAACCGCCATTCACGCTCTGCTCTGCCAGACTTTGATTTGGTGACTTGACCCGTTAATTCCACCAGCCCAAGTCTTTTCATTTCCGGCAAGCGCCTAGCAACTTGATTACCATCCAACCCAATCAAGTAAGAAATGCCATCTTTACCTAATGGGCCAAATCGCTGGAGACAATGCACGATTAAATCAAAGTGCAAATCACCAGACTTAAACTGTTCGGCTGCGGCATGACTGGTCACTGGGTCAAGTGACCTTGCTCGTTTAAAATTGAGGCTCATCTGGTAATCCATCATAGGTCGCACCATCACCAAATTTGTTTGCCGGCGAATTTATATCTGGCTCAAAAACCCACATTTTTCCTGTGAATTCTTTGTAAAGTGGTAGTGAATCAAGTTGGATAGTCATTTTTCTAGTTTTTTCATCTACCCATAAAGTTCCGTGGGTTGTCCAATATGTTTTGTCAACACCTTGTACTTTATAAGTTCGGGCTGGGAATTTAATGTCAAATCTCATGTTAGGCTTTCAAGTTGTTGGATTTTTAGGTCTACATCATCCAAAAACTGGATGACTGAATTCTCAAGCGAATCAACGATTTTTATGTCAAAGTTGATGCGTTTAATGAATAGTTGGTATTTTTCTGGCAACCGTGGGTCAAAGGAAACAAAGTCGCACCACGGGCGTTCTGTGCAAGCCATTTGCCACATCATTTGTGTGATGTACTTTTCAGGCACTTTTTGGTCAATCAGGGTTGCAATGTGGGTGGCTGTGTTGGGGCATTTGATTTCCACCAAACCATCACCCGCCAAGCCATCAGGAGACGCACCAGACATCTCAATGCGGGGGTGGGTAATGAACCCTACCTCAGATACCAAAATGTCCACCTTGGCCTCGTAAGCGGCTCGGGCAAATGGTTCGGTATCTGTGCCCCATTGCATTGCCGAGTTGCTGAATGACTCTGCTGGCTTGCCAGTCATCCGTTCACAGACAAGTTGCGCCATGTAGTTATCCCTACTGGTGCTGAAACCAGTCTTGGTTTTGGCGATGATGTCTGCCACCCTACTGGCGGTGACCTTGCCGCATCGGGCGGCAAACCATTCAACCGTTCCCTGTTCCATTTGTAACCTCCAAAGTTGTTTGTTTTAAAAGAATAAATGTTGCTAACTCAATCTGGCTGGCGGCTTTGTAAGCGCGTCTACGCATATCAGAAGTCATATTAAAAACACCCGTATCTTTTGCGGCGGTCATTTTTTGAAACTCTAATAATTCCTCAATAGATTGTTTTGCCATTACCAAAGTTTCGAGTGATATTTCGCCTTTCATGCGCCCTCCAGCTGAGATTTTTTAGCATCCTTTTTGGCAATGACCTTGGTCTGCCATGCTTGTTCGCCATTGGTGGCCTTGTAAGCAGCTTTATAAGCCTCTTGCAACTCTTTGAGGGTCGTGACTTCATCCATTGCAGCCATCAGGTCAAGAAGCTGGCTTTCGTTGACTGTGGATTTAATTTCAGTGCGTCTGCTGGCAGAGTTTCCGTCATCGTCTTCAGGTGCTAACCCAGTTGCTGCCAATAAGCTGTAGCGTCTTGCGTAAGTCAGGGCAGACCCATAACCCTGCGGGTCTTGCTTGGCGGCTGGAACATGAAGCAAACCACACTCCATAACCTCGCCTGATTCGTGGACAAAGATTGTTTCCACCATCACCCCGTCTTTTGATTCGTAGGTGCGTTGCATAAGACCGATGCCATTGGCATTTAAAGCATCAATGACAGCCTCAATGCAGTTTGATAGGTCAGCATATTTGCTACGAAAATGCGGGTTTGTCGAGGTTTTTAGCGCAGGGCCAAAGGCTCGCTGTGCTTTAACAAATGCTGCGGCAATGTTTTTTCCGATTGGTGTTTCCATAATGACTCCTGTTTATCTGTACCGTGGGCCACAAGTAACATCCACAACCGTTTCAGCGGAGTGTCCGTTTATCTTGCGTTTTGCATAAATTGGAATTGCACGAAGTCCTGCGGTTTCGCACTGTTTGATTCCATCAATCACTTCATTACGACCCATTGATTGAATCGTTTTGTCCATGACCAACTCTTGCGTGATTTCACCCCGTGTTTCTACGGGTGTTGGGGCTTGGCTGGCACATCCAACCAAAGCCAAAAGTAAAAAAATGTATTTCATGAATTGCCTTTAGAAAGTTTTGTTGAGGTAACCATTGATTGCCCGAGCCACACGCTGGCGGCTTGGGGGTTCGTATCCAGCATAGATTGGCACTTGCTTTTCCAGCCAATTAAGTTCATCTTTTGGGATGTCGTAAGTGATGTCGTTCTTGCCTTCAAAAACAAAAACATCAAAATAGCCATCGGTGTCCCAGTCATCGCCTTCACACCAAGTCCAGCACACCCTGACCTCGCCTACTGAGTCAATGAATTCGCAGAATTCGCCTTCTTCGCCATCGTGCAACATGATCAAGCCCTCCAGTAAAAAACATCTAAAGCAACCACCACAATGGCGGCAATGGATACAACCCAAAGGGCAACACTTGCCCAGTTGGTCGGTTTGGTATATTTTTCAATTTCAAACATTGTTTTTCCTATCAGTTTTGAGAAAAATCGTACTCAAGGCGTTCTGAAAAAGATGTCGAATCTAAGTTTTCAAGAGAGTCAGATTGCGCCCAGCGCAAAACAAATTCGTGGGCTGTAAGGTTGCGAGGGTCGTATATTTCGCATTTATTTGCATCAGCAGTAATTTCAATAACTTCTGCTGGTGTTAAGTTCATGCCGTGATTGGCATAAATTTCTTGAGTGTCGATAGCTGTAATCATTTTGTTTCCTTAAAGACCCCTTGCGAAATTGCTAGGGCATGGTTGAATTATAAGCTAGATTATATAACCCTTGAGAGTTAGGGGCTATAGCCCCCGAAGGGGCTATTCCTCAAGCCAACAGAATTGATTCGGCTTCGGTTTTCAGTCTGTTGCCGTGTCCAAACCAAGCATTGTTCATGCGGCTGTCAACAGTGTGACCACGTTCATGGTCAACATACTGCGTAACAGCGTTAAGTAAACCCCATTTAGTGCCATAAACCCCTTGATTATTTGCGCCCATGCCAGCGCCATCAAACAATTCAATAACACGTTTGAAGCCTCGGGATTCTTTGAACGTATTGGTCTGGTGGTTGTAAGCCGCAGGGAACAGCGTATTGGTGAATTCATTGGCGTATTCGCTGGAGATGCCCTGTCGAGCTAACTTACGGTATTTGTCCATCATCCCGTCGAAACCGCTGACTACCAAACCCAAACGGTCACGCATTAGGCTTTGGTCAAACTCTGCGCCGTGAGTTAACACAACACGACTTGGTGCGGCTTCTTGGTCAGCCATCGACAGCGTGTTATTGCAGACCACGCGAATACTGGTAAATTGACCGATAGTTGCCGCACTGCCATCAAACGATGTACTTAACAGCAAGTAACCGCGAACGGCATCATCTTGCAAAACAACAGCTTCTTTGTTGACATTTGCCAAAGCCCATATGCGTTTGCCACCTTTTATTGCGCCAGCGACTTCAAGCGTAAACCCTGCTGACTGAACAAGCGTGTTAAAAAATTCAAGCACTTCGGCTGGCTGGTGAACCTTGTAACGATTGGTTACCACGCCTAAAGGCGCATTGGTGTCATTGCGATAGATTACATTTTGATTTTCCATTTGAGAATAGTTCTGACCATCCCAAGTAAACATAATGGGCGACAGTTTCGCTTCCCAATCTAGTCCGGCTTCTTTGCGCCACACATCTATCGGTGCGTCTTGGGTCAGTCGCTGACCAAGACCATGCCAAGGGGTTCCGTTTGCGTAAGCAATTTCTGCTTTGCCAGTTATCGTATTTTTTTCAATCAAGTGAGCCATGAAAACTATCTCCAAAAAGTACCCTATGCAAAACGCTGGGGCATGCACGAATTATAAGCTAGATTAAGTAACCCTTTAAGGCTAGGGGTTATATAAGCCCAGTTATAATGGCGTAATGAAAAAAAAGGATGCGTTACGTTTGGCTGGTTCGTGTACAGCTTTGGCGAAGTTGCTGGGCATAAGCCAGGCTGCCATAAGTCAATGGAAAGAAAATGTTCCAGTGGCTCGTTTGTGGCAATTGCGTGTTTTGCGCCCCGAATGGTTTTTAGAGTAAAATGGATAAAAGACGCTTGGCGGCGTTTCACAGTTGGGCTATTCCTGAAGTCTGCTGGTACTGTGCCAGTCCGCCAACATCCGCAAGGGTGAGACCTCAGGAATAGCCCTTTTTTTGGGCTTTTATGCATTACTATCAGTTTAACATTAGCGACTATCGAGCCGCTACAGCGCATCTATCAAATGAGGAGGACTTAGCATATCGCAGACTTTTAGATATGTACTACGACACAGAAAAAAAAATTCCTATGGATACCCAGTGGGTTGCCAAAAGGATGCGAATGGCGGTCGAAGTGGTTAACGAAGTCTTACAAGATATGTTTGTTAAACATGAGGATGGATGGTATCACGCAAAATGTGATGATCTGATACAGCAGTATCACGCGATGGCTGAGAAAAATAGGGCAAATGGTCGACTTGGTGGTCGTAAAAAGAACCCAGTGGGTATCCCAGCGGTAACCGAAGCTGAACCCAGCGTTAAGCAAACTATAAACTATAAACTAGAAACTAATAATCAGGATACATATATATGTCCACCCGAGGGTGAACATGAGCCTGCAAAAAAATTACCAGACTGCGAACACAAAGGAGTCATTGAGCTTTACCACCAGTGGTTACCAACACTACGAAAAGTCGAGGTTTGGAACGCAACAAGACAGGGATATTTGCGGCAAAGATGGCGAGAGGTTGCTGAAGAACTTGCACAGGAAAAGACAATAGATACAAGCCATGTGCTGAATTGGTGGGGTGATTTTTTCCAGCACATCGGCAAATCTAAGTTCTTGACTGGAAAGGTGAACAGCAAGGACGGTCGTGCATTTACTGCCGACCTTGAGTGGATTTTGAAACCCAGCAATTTTGCAAAAATCGTAGAAGGGAAATACCATGGCAATCACTAATTTCAGAAAAGAAGAGCCGAAAGACAACTTTGACCATTTGATGTGTTCAGCGGCTGGATGCGCAAAACGCTGGGCAATTTGGATGGAAGGCCAAAGACCGATGTGTTCAAGTCATCAATGGTCGGACAAAAAACCAGCAACAGCAAGAGACATTGACATTGCGAAATTTACTCACCCACCAGTACAGCATTGGCAAGATGATGAGGCTTTCTGATGTATGACCACAAATCTTTACTGGACAGAAGACGGGAAGGCCAAGAATTTAGCCTTGCTGACATCAACCGAGCGTTGCGAGATGCTGGAGACATTGCGCCAGACCGAGGCACGGGACTGGATTCGCAGATACCGCAAAAAACAGCGGGAACCGGGGAAACAAGAAGCTCAAGCATGGTGGGAGACTGTGAAACTGGGCATCAAGAAACGGCGTGGGCAGGTTGGAGTAGATACCTTGATTGCATTGATGGAGAAACAGCGTGATGTCAATCGTCTTTGATGTGCCGCTTGAACCCAAGGGCAAAGGCAGACCGAGGTTTTCCCGACATGGAAAGTTCACCAAGGTTTACACCGACCAAGCAACCCTTGATTACGAAACTGAAATCCAAAAGTGCGCCAGTAAAGCAATGGGGTCACAAAAGCCGTTAGAGACCCCTGTAAGCGTTTATTTGCACATCAGGGTATCTATTCCTCAGTCGTACTCAAAAAAGCGCACAGAGGCGTGTTTAGCTGGAACTGAACGACCCGCAAAGAAACCCGACATTGACAATATTGGAAAAGCAATTTTAGACGCAATGAATGGCACGGTTTATCTTGACGATGTGCAAGTGGTTGAATTGAACTTAAAAAAGATTTATTCGGCTGTGGCTGGAGTAGATGTAGCAATAATGGAGTTGAAATGAGACCAGAAGATGCAGCGCAAGCCATCAGAGATAAGGCCGCAGCTTACGGTGAGGCCAAAGCGCAAAGGGTTTATCTTGACGAATTTAGGAAGTCCAAAAAGGCTTTGCTGATGAAAAATGCGCTTGAAATGGGTTACGAGGCAGCAAATGCACAGGAACGGGAAGCATATGCAGACCCAGCATATTTGCAATTACTGAAAGGCTTGGCTGCAGCAATTGAAAAAGAAGAAACCTTGCGCTGGGAGATTGAGGCGGCTAGGTTAGATGTCGAAATTTGGCGAACAAGGGAAGCCACAAACCGAATGCAAGACAGGGTGCACCAATGAGAAAGCAATGCCGTAGAAAGATTTG